TGTATATTATGTCAAATAGGCCATGGCCGCAGATTTGGTCGTATGGCTTGACCTGTTTTCTGCTGTTCAGATCTGTACAGCGGAAAACGGGATCTCAAAATGGACTTCAGAACAGCAGCCTACGGGCTGACCCCCTACCAGCTGGCCGAGATGATCGGCGTCCACATCAGCACCGCACGAAAATACCTCCGATGTAACCAGGCACCAGCCTGGGCATTCCAACTCCTAACCATCCATCAGCACGGGCGCTTGCCAACCAGCTGCCCGACGTGGTCTCACTGGCGGGTTCAGGGGAGTTACCTTATCGACCCGGCCGGCATCGAATACAGCGCCGGCGACGTCATGAGCCTGTGGGTCGTCGAGCAGCTGAAACGTGAGCTGCAGCTGAAGCACCGCGCCCCGGTTCAGTACCTCCTCGACGTTTAAACCAAACACAAGATGTGGTGCGCCAGGTTAACGCCTGGCGCACAAGATATGGGATTTGGACAACCGCGGGGAACGGCTAACAGCGGGCGGGGGTGCGTCGTTCCTCCGCCTCCCCTCGCCCGCCGCTAGCCGTTGTCGCCGGATGACCGGGAAGGCGACTCATCGGGGGGACGCGATGGCGCGGGATCGGCGCTGGCAAGATGGTTAAAAACGCCGTCGGCCAGGGCGCGCTTGCACATCGACAGGGACATATCACGAATTCGAGTGCCCTGCTGGGTGTAGCAGCGGCAATCAGATTGATTATTGCGGAAGGCCATGCAGCCGGACACCACCGGCACCGCCTGGACGTTCATAGCAGCCTCGCGGTAAATCGGGGCGGTATACGGAACGCCGGAGACGGCGGGAGTGAGTAGCTCGGCCCAGGAGCCGGGTGACTCTGTGGGCATTGTGCCTGGCGCCATGGGGACGCCCTGGTCAACCGTCTGCTTTGGGGCGTCGGGATCCACGCCGCCGATGCTGAAGCTGCTGAAGAACCACCACCACGCGCCCGCAGCCGTCAGGACCAGGGCGCCCAGGATATAAAGCATCTTGGGCGGGTTGAACTTGTGGGTATGAACCTCGGCGGAGTGATACAGGCCGAACGCCGCTTTGGGGAGCGGCTTGCGCTTCTGCGAGCAGCGGGCCAGATCAGCGCGGTTGCTCGGTGATATGGCGCCGGTACCGCAGTGGTACTCGGTAATCATCGGCGCCTGGAACGGCCTAACGTAGTGGAAGTGTTCGTTTGCGATCTTGCGGGCGTGGCTGTCCAGCAAGCCGGGCTCCTGCGTAATAAAAAACACGTCATAGCCGTAATGACGGTGCGTTTCGAGCGCGGTTAAACCATCGGGTACCGGGCGACTGGAAGGACGTACCGGGAACAGCTGCTGCGCTTCGTCGATAATAACGACTGCGCCCTCAGGAACGTTCTGACGCCAGTCCTTCGCTTGATCATCGGTTAACTCGAACCAGCCGAGGTCCGGGCTCAGATCGCGGATACCCCTGTAAAACACGGGACGATCCTTTACATCCTTGAAACGGAGCAGCGTGCTGGACGTCTTGCCGGCGCCCGGTGTTCCGGTGACCAGGGCGAACATTATTCAGCGCCCTGCCCGGCCATGAACGACAGGCGCTTGAAGCCGCTGGCGACCATGATCCAGGCGAGCAGGCCGAGATGCGCGGATATCACCAGACTGATGAACACGTCCACACCGGCAATGCTGGCGAGCGCCAGGACATCGGACGCAGCGCCGAAGTGCTGGCTGACCAGGTTAACCAGCTGGTCGCCGAGTTCGGTGACGCCGGTATAGGCTACGACACCCATCCCCAGTGACACCAGCACACGGCCAACCATGCCGCTGATCGCGCCAAACAGCCAGACGCCAAGGGTTTGCAGGAAAGCGGGCATCAGTCAGATCCTCCGGAGAATTTGCGCAGGATAATCAGCGCGGACATGAAGTAACCAAGGGCGATCACAATAGGCCGGACCATGGCGGCCCAGTCGCAGATAGGCTCCCAGGACAGGATGAACGAGCCGCCGAAAGCGCCCGGCATCGAGAAGGTTTTGTCGGCGGGACAAGCGAGGTTCCCGAAACTGATGGTGTCCTCGGAGAGGCCAGACACCACGGTGCTAGCGTCTAACGACGCTGTGGGAATGGCGTTGTCCGGCTGGCCGTCACCGTCGCCGTCTTCGCCGCTGGTGATCGAGGGGCCTTCGAGATATTCCTCGTCACCGATGAAGTCAGCGTGTTCCATCGTGGCATCGCAACGAACGTGGAAAAGCTCGATCGCCAGGGCGCACTGGATGGGGTCCATGTTCTCGGAGCACTCGGGTTCTAAGCGCTCATCGGGTTCGCAGGTGCCACCGTCGTGGTAACCGTCGCCGGGCTCATTGCCGTCGCCTTCGCCATCGTCGGCTATGCCACCGGGATCGCCGTCTGGAATGCCGTTACCGTCGCCGTCCTGCTCGCCGTCGGGGGTGCCGTCGCCGTCGGCGTCGGGATTATCGGGGTTATCGTCGTGACGATCGGGGATGCCGTCGCCGTCGCTGTCGTGATCCGGAAGCGGGTCCGGTTCGCCGTCGTCGGGTTCGGCACCACGGCAATAAGTATTGCCCTCGATAACCACGTAATTCGGGCAGGGGCTATCCGGGGGAACATTGCAAAATTTCTGGCCATTGGTGTCGTAATAACAGCCGTCTTCGTCGGTGTATTCCTCAAAAGTGGACTTCGGAACGGGCTCAGGCTGACCGGAAGGGTTTTCACAGTACTGGTCCTGACTAGTGTATTTCCGGGTGTATCGGCAATCAGCGCCGTCAGGACCAAGGCATATAGCGAGCGTGCCGCCGGGGGGCGTTGTCCATTCACAGTTCTGAGCGCACATAGTAGCTAGATTGCTATCGAACCATGCAGTAGTGCCTGGCGAAAGAGGGCATTCAGGAGGTGGCGGAGGTTCGTCCGTGCAGGCCCAACCGCCATTCTGCTGCTGAACTGGATGCAGATGAGAAGCCTCACACCAACCACGAAAAAACGAACGATTGCCATTGGAAAGATCAGTCTGCCGACAAACGTAATTGTATTCATAAGATACCGTGCGATTGCACTCTTGAGTAAGGACCTCGAAGCTGGTGCCTCCGGTACGCTGATAAGAACAATCCGTGAACTGTTGGCCGTCATCATTCTCACCGCCGACACAGTAAGCGGTCCAAGTTTGAATCGGAAACGTAGCACCATGGGCAGCTTGAGGGGCTATTACCGTATAGAAAGCAAGCCCCAAAGCGAGACCAGCACAACGAAGAAGTAAAGCCACGGACCAAAATCCCCTTCCATAATCACCTCCCATTTCTATCTCCCAAAGACCGGTAGTCGCTCGGAGATAAAAATGGCCCCCGAAGGGGCCACCCTGATTAACGTCCCAGCATGCCCTTGACTTGCCGGAACGCCCAGATGCCTGCAATCACAGTCACAACAGCCAGACCAATCGGAGACAGGTCGGTGAGTGCACCGGTAATCGCAGTATCAACGCCGGTAAAATCCATGACGTTTCTCCACGCGAGGTTAAAATAATCTACGAGCCTGCCGAACGCAGAACACCGCAGCCCAAAGAATGCCGATAGAGGCTAGAAGCATATTGGCATCGTCGTACGTCATCGGTGGCAAACCAAAAGGTCCACCACCGGGGACGTTCTGTAGCGTGCCAGCGCAGATAACTTCTCCGCCGGGGCCTTGTTGCCATTGACCATCACACGCTATTAATTCCATTTTTTTTCCTGTTTCTGAAACGGTTGTGTCCGTCCTGCGGAGCGGGCCCTACTCTGTAACTGAGCCGTGCGGGGAACCCACAGGGCGCATAACATCGCTGAGCCTGGGTCTCATCCCATACGGGTAACGGTCCCTCGGACCTCCGGGGCAAAGCCCCTCCGCGCTCCGCTTGGCGAAAATCACTCGACTGCCCGAAGGACCATGTTGATCGAGGTGCCGCTGCGTTGTTCACCGGTCTCCTTGTCGACCTTGCTCCACTTGCGCGGCCAACCCGAGATAGCGCAAAGGACGTCGATTTCTTCACCTTTGCTGCCGAGCCGCTTGTGACTCCGGATTTCAACGTGAGCCGGCATCGAGTACTGGTCTTCCGCCGGAAGCATCACCTGTGTGGCGAAGCCCCCGTTGTTGAAAGACGTTACGTTCTCGATCTTGCCGGCGATTTTTACGACGCCGGCCTGAGCGACGTGCTTGATGGGAGTAGCTTCTGCTGTAGCCATAAAGACCTCTTTGCTTTACGCCGCTCGAAGAGCGGCCCAGGAGTTAACCGCCTGAGCCTCGATGACACGGCGGCGGATTTGAACGACCTGTCCACGAGACAGATCGGCATCACCCAGGCCAGCGGCCCGGAGAATTTTCAAGTTGCGGTACCAAGTGGACTTTGACTGGAGCTGCTGGGCGGATTCCCAGCCACGCGACTGAATCAGAGCCCAGCAGCCAAGAGCGGCACGCGCCTGGCCGTCAGTGGGGGCAACTTCAAAAACTCGGTCCTTGATTTGGTCTTCAGCGCTCATCTCAGCGTCTCCAATCATTCTTTCGAAATAGCTATGCCATTCGGCTTTCAGATCATCGGGGTTCAGGGACAGCCACTCATTGCGGCGGAACCACTCGCGACCGAGAGTTAGCTCCAGCCGCAGAAGGCGGTTGGCGTCTTCAATCTCAGCGGCGCTGTACTGCCGGCCGGAGTACTCCCGCTGTTTCATCAGGTGGACAAGGTGGGGGCCTTTGGCATAGGCCTTGGCTTTGCGGAGCTTGGAATTCTTGCTCCAATAAACGGTGTCACCGTCCTGGTTGCTGACCCGGTAACGGCCGCCTTCACAATCGCGAAGCTCCAGCAAGGATTGCCGAACCTCAGGCAACGAACCCAGGGCCAGATTCTCGGTTATATCGGCACGCGAACAGATCCACGCTTTGGCGTCAGGAAGCTGAATACCCAGGTGGCCAGCTATCCAGCGGATCATATGGTTAGCGCAGCCTTGCAGATCGAGCGCCGCCGAAGGACCGGCGCCGAAAACAGCATCACCGTCCGCGATCACTCGAGCGGGGGACCCCTGGAGCCAAAACTCGGTCCCCCCTGCCCTCACCGTGATCTGATGCGAATCGCTCCGGATGCTGTCCCAGGCCGTGGAGGTCCACCGCTGCTCACCAGTCTTCGGGCAGTAGCGGGTTATCCGGTCGCCGATATCGGCGACCACGGCCATGGCCTCATCGGTTAGCGCGGTGTACGGGACCCGAATGGTCAACCAATCGATCATCATTTGGACGTCCCCCGAGTCTCACCCATGGGACTAAGGGGCGCACTGCCCATAGGAACAGTGCCTTGGTTACTTTTTGAGCGAAAAGTCCCACCCATGGGACAAAGTGGCGGTGTTACAAGGACCGCCCCTTGCCGATCGTGCCGATCGGCGGAAGAAAAAGCCCCGGTGGGAGACTCGGGGGAAGACACCGGGGTGGGGAACAAATCGAGTTGCAGCTCGACCTGGTGCGAGCTGCTGGGCCGTGAAAGGCGTTGTTCAGGGCGGGGATTCCCGTTCGGTGCGGCAGCGGGGCGCCGGGCTGCCCGGAAGCGCGCCAGCGTGCGCTGTGAGGCCGTCTGGGGGCCGTACGGGTCCCAGGAGGACCGGGGGCGAGGTAACGGCCGTGAAACGCCTGTGCGCTGTTCAGCGGCATTCTGCGGCCTGTCATCGCCTACGGCGATAAGGTGCGGGATCGGATCGCGGCGCTTCATGAGCGGCGCTCCTGCTGGCGGCGCGAAGGGGGACATGTAGGGCGAGAGCTTGACGATCATGGACGCAGCTCCCTTCGGAGATCCCACAAAGCAATCCAACCGATGAGCACACGGGTCTGATAATCAAAGAACAACGGACATGGCGAGGCAGTGGAATCAGTGATAGCGCGGTCTTCGCACTGGACGCACAGATCCCCGAGTTCGGCGGGCTCATCGCAAAGGCGGCAGCGTTCGGTCATCCCCAATCCCCTTGTTCTAGTTAGACCCCTGTAGGCATGGGCGCAGATATAGCACTAAAGGGGTATAGGCATCAAGGGGTTTAGATAATTGTAGGGGTTGAACGTTAAAGGCTAGTATTGCCGGCAGGAGGAACACCGAATGAACAAAACCCTCGATTACATCGACCAGCTGGCCGCGCTGAAAGGCTGGGAAACGGACTACCAGATCGCGAAGGGCCTGGGGATCAAGACTCCGACGATGACCAGATACCGTCGGCATGGCGGAACGCTGGACAACGACACAGCCTGGAAAGTCGCGGAAGGCTTAGGGATAGACGCGATGGAAATCATCGCTGCAGCTGAAATCGAACGCGCAGAACGCGCAGATAACACGGAGAAGGCGGCCGTGTGGAAACGCCGATTTCAAGCGGTAAGCCATTCAGCGGCAACGATTTTCGGTTTGATTGCCCTGCCCTATGGGATCTGGCTGACGGATCGACTCTGTATATTATGTTAAATAG